GATGCTCAAAGAGATAAATTGTCAGATAACATTGTTAGCGCTAATAGGCATAATAAGTATATTGCAAAAACTATGTGGGACATGACTGAAGACCTTACAGCACTGGCTAGAATTTACATAACGGCATTCTTAAATGACTCTAAAATGGGTATTTATGATCCCTTAGTAGGTTTGAGTGATACAAACAAAAGCGCCCATATTATGAAAACGGCAGCAGAGGGTAAGGCAGCATTAGGTGGCAGACAAGCAAGAATATCAAAAATTCAAACTATGTTGGATGACTTATCACAATCGCAATTCGATAATGTGCCACCTAGAAGATCAAGAGGTGGTAGTGGTAAAGAAGTACAAGCTGGGGAAGATCAAGAGGGCGGCTCTTTACTGAATAATGTTACAAAGAGAAATAATTATGAGAAATTAATTGATTTCCAAAATAAAAAATTTGCAAGACGGCTTGCAAAAACGCCTAGAGGCGCTTTCGTCAATGCTAAAGGTGCTGTGTTTGGTAATGTAGAAATGCCTGCAATCGTTAGAAATATTAGACAGATTATTAAGCAGAATTTAGGTGACACAGAAGAGGCATCCGCTGCTTTAATTCTTAAGAGATTTGATGCGGCTCTTAAAGTAAAGGCAAATTTAGTAGCAGAATACGATGAAAAATTTGACGAGGAAAAAAACAAAGACGGAAGCCCAAAATACAAAAATGAAAAAGAAAGAGAAAAGGCAGTAGACGATTACGTTAATTCAATGCTTCCAGAAAAATTGAAATTAGACAATAAAGATTTGTTCGGATATATGAATCCTGTGGAACAAGAAAATTTAATAATAAGTTTGAGAAATCAGACAAATGATAAATTTGTTGATTTTAATTTTGATGCAGAAAATCCTAATTATACCGAAGATTTTATCAAATCTATGGAAGAATTCTGGGATGAAATTTTGGATTCGGATGGCGGTCATGCAAAAATACCAAAATATGACAAAGATATAAAAAGATTTGAAGCTGGCGATAAAGAATTTTCTCTACAAAATTTTATAACCGATATAAACAAAAGAAAAGAGCCAATATCTCCTGCACAATTTGTACGAATGATCCATGCATTATATGATGGAATGTATGGACTCAGTGGAGCTAGTGTAAAAAATAGACAAGAAATTAATCAAGACCTAAAAAGTTGGGCACCTAAAATTTATAGAGCAGTCTTAAGAATGGCACACCGTCATGAAGGGGAATCATTACAAGACATTGATAAGATGCTGCGACAAGCTGGTATAGATCGCGCAGATACTGCTCCAGTACAGCAGCCTCAGCAACAGCAGCCACAGCCACAGCCACAGCCACAACAGCCACAACCTCAACAGCAGCCTCAAATGGCAGCGAATGTTATTGATGATTTGTTGAATAATTTGACGAAGCATGTTGGCCATGAAGATTTCATTAAGCTGGTTGATAATCTTGCTACAAAAATTGAAGAATTTAAGAATTCACCTAATCGTAAGGAGATTGCTGAAAAGATAAGAAAAAAATACGAGCAGGTTGCTAAAATGAGAGATGATATGTTTTTGGCTGATAAGTTTATGTACAGCCCAGCCGATTCAGCTGCATTTAATAAATTGCATGATTTATATAAGGCTTTAGCAATTTGAAAACTTTCAGAAAATGGTTAAGTGAGATGGTGGGCACAACTGCTATAGTAGGCAGTTGTGCCCCTACAGCCGACTATCAAGTTTGGGGAGCATGTAGCGATTTAAAAAAGAGGAAAAAGAAAAAGCGTGGAAAATCTAACACAAATACTTCAAAATCCTAAGACTATGGTTCTGAGGAAGTTCATGGTGCAAATTTTGACAAACAAAGCCGATAACTATGACGAATTGATTACAAGAATTGGGTTTAATCTAGTCACAGAAAACGATTTGAAAATGTTTGCACTTATGGTCAACGATCTTCTAGAAGTCGGTTATCGTAGAGCCGTAGAAGATTATAAGGGACAACTCAGCGAAATGGGAATAGAAGTCTCTATGAAAAATTAGGCTGATAATCACTTATCTGTCCAGTTACTAGCCAAAAACCCTTTTCATAATTTTGATTATTAGTAACTCTCCACCAGCGCCTGTCCTTATTTAAAGGAAAGATAACAGAGTTCACAGGCGTTTCTTGTTTGGTTATTAATTGCAAGTGCAAGTCATTTGATTCATAAAGCTTAGCCTCAAACTTGTATTTTTCACCATACTTAACCCTATTATAGTTTGAACCATATAATGGGTCTATTTTGGTAATAATTTTTGCAGGCAAACACCACACGTCAAATACATACTCATCTCTACCAGCAGTATGCCCTTTCTCTATTATCTTCTCAACTATCTCAACTTGTTCAACGACTTCCTCTTTTTCTTCTTCAACTTCTTCTTCAACTTCTAATTTATTGTCACAATATCTTTGACCAAATTTATTATGGAATATAACCTTTTCATCTTTTGGCCATAGTGCCTGAGAATTCATGAGCGGATTTGGCTTGCTGTAGCAATATATACTGCCGTCCTTATTTTTAATAGCCATTTTAATATATATAACATGAGTTGTATCAAAAATTGCGATGGAACGCCTTATCAATTGTCTAGTTCACTAAATCTTTTTGACCCAGAAAGCCGAGATCATGCTTTGATAAACTCTTTTGATTCACAGCTTATTGAGATAGCTGGTTCCCCTATATTCTATTACGAAGTCTTTATACAAACACATAATACTCTAGACACATTATATCGTGAAGATAGAGGAAAGATTTTCTCTAATAATCCTATTCAATTAAGAGGATACTACGAACCTATACCTTCTCAGAACTTTATGAATCAATTCGGCATTGATGCGCCAGACGAAATACAGATTATGTTCAACTATAATGATGTTCTTAGAGCAATCGGCCACCCGCCTAAAGTAGGTTCAAGAATTTTCACACCGATGAAATCAGAAAATTGGGTGGTCATACAAAGGAATGCGGGCGACTTCTTCCTGTGGGACCAATTGAGATTGATACTTATTGTTCAGAGATTCCAAGAATCTGTTACTACTGGAGAAGGTAAGGTTACTCAAAAACAAACTGATTTTAAATTAAACTCAGGCAAATATTTGACGGGCGGCAATGAGATGCACTGTAAGGAATAATTTATGACAAATATGAAGGATATTTCTGAAATAAGGTAATCCGCCATACTGTATGATGGTTCTTAAAAATTCAGGGTCGTTTGCCGCTAAATAAGAATGTGATGGAAACTTATTAATTTTTTTAATTAATTCTTCAAGTTTTTGAAAATGTAGGTGGTAGATATCCCATCAATTTAGCCACTTCGTTGATTCCACCAAAGTTCCTTATACCTTTCAATATGCCAATTGAATGATCGTATATCATTTTATAATTAGGAAATTTGCCATTAACTACTAAAGGTTTTAGTTCTTTTATTACATTATCTAAGTTTGTCCAATAATTTGGTGGCTTTCTATTCATATATAAAATAATAGTAAAGGTTTGTAAAAAAATGAATTCTAAAGATCAAAATGCAGAGAAATCTCTGGTTGACTGCCAAGAGAGAGATAATGTCAACTCCGTAAACATTGATCCAGTTCCAAAGCAATGTGGGGATGATGGTTGGCCTTCACAAAAGCGAGTAGCTAAGAATCCAGCAAGAGATTGGCGTGAAGTCCCGCACATCCCAAACACCAAACTAGGCCAAACTGGAAACTGCGATCCAATTCAAACTGGTCAAATTATTAACGACCTAGATACTCCAAACAGAGAAGTAGTCTATCGTTATGCGAGAGGTATACGCGCTAATGATGAAGCAATGTTAGATACTTTCAGGAATGTAAAGGTAATTGATGAGCAGGGACAGGAACATACGGTGCCTATTATATGGGCAAGTCAAGAAAAAGCCGTAGATATGATCCTTCAAGACAACGTAAGAAAAGATAATTCATTAGTAGTGGACAGGATTAGATTGCCTATTATGGCTATTTGGAACAATGGCATGACTCCTGATATGACGAGATTTACATATCAGAGGGCTTATTCTTTATTGCCTTGTGCGGCGGATGAAATGGGTTGTCCAGGGTTCACTCAGCAGGAAAAATATAAAAGAGATACGTTTTTTGGTGTTACAAGAGGCTGGCCAGTCAATATTAATTACACTTTATATGTATGGACTCTTTACGAAGAAGATATGAACCAGATTTTGGAACAATGCTTCCTTAAATTCTCTTCTGTAGCGTACTTGCAAGTCAAGGGTGTTTATTGGGAAGTGATTGTAACCTTGGACAGTACCGCTAATAACATGGATTTAGAGCCAGGCGATGCCAAAATCAGGGTGCTTAAGTATCAACTGAATATGACTGCTAAGAGTTATATACCGCAACCAATTTACCGTTTTAAGAAGTTGCCAGTTAGTTTGTGTGAAGACCCAAATGCCAGACCTGACGATTT